GATATGAGTGTTTGTTTTGTTGTTACTTCAGCAGTGATTGTAGTTACAGTATCATCGTTATAGTCTTTGACTGCCTGTGGCACCACTGTATACCTCTGTGCCCTTGGTGCTCTGATAGCAGTGGAGTAATCGACTTGTACCTTCTTGATGATACCAGACTCGTCTGTAGGTATCTCAGAGTAGAAGTATGTCTTTGCAACAAAATCTAGATCGTATTGTATAAATCTTCTAGTAGAAAAATCACCCTCATATTCATCAGAGAAAGATACGTTAGAGAGAGTGAAAGGCACATCTCTTTTCTCTTCAACACCCTCTAACATATTGACGGTGACATTGAATGATGGTTGAAAGTGTGGTAATATTTGTTCTATGATTTGTAAAGCATCATCTTGCTGTTTAGTTGCAAAACTAAGTCTAAATCCTATCTCGTAAGGAACTGGGAGAAATATTTTTTTGTGTTTAGTTTTATCTGATCCTTTACCTGTAAATTTAGTAATCGGTGATGATTTACGACTCGGATCGTAAGCGTATGATGTAATCTCAAAAGATAATCTTGGTAATGTAATAGCAACATTGTCATCAAAGTTTCCTTGCTGTTCTATCCTTGCAAGAAATCTCTGCATAGGACCGTAAGCAACAGGTACTTTGATTTGACTGATTGCTTTTCCATCTGCAGCAAATCTTTTTATCTTTATATTATTGAATAGTGTTCCGAAAGCTATTACTGTCTTTCTTATCGTCTCATTGTAGAAATAGGTTCCTAACATTATACCTCACCAAATGGATTTCTTTCTGTAAAGTCTAAGATACTTGATGTGGATAGAGTTTGTATCTCATCACCAGTTTCGTAAGCATCATCATCACTATAGTTGATACTATCTAGGGTGTATACAGCAGTGCCATATCCGACATTGACAATATTCTCACCCACTGCAAAGTCTCCAGATAGATTTCTTGCAAGTAATGTATTTGTACTGGTATCCCACTTAGTTACAAACGCAGTTGTGAGTGATGATTCACCAGTAATAATTTCACCATATGCAAATGTACCACTACCTATTGTTGAGGCAGCACCGATGGTAATTGTTGGAGCGACAGTGTAACCATAACCTGCATTTGTTACAGTGACTCCACTTACCTTATTGGTTGTTGTATTGATGTTTGCGGTTGCAACTCCTGTAAATCCACCTGCAGGTGCATTGTTGAATGTCACAGTTGGTGGTGTGAAGTATCCTTTACCTATGAAGTTGACTGTGATAGGTCCTATAACACCTGCTGTGCCTACACCAGCAATTCCAGATGCTCCTGTTCCCTTGCCATCCTCAGTGATAAACTGAACATTAGGTACAAAAGTATAACCAGCACCTGGATTTGTTATTTGTATACTCTCAACTCGTAATGATTTGAAGTTGCGAGTTCCTGTCGTAGATGTGATTGCCACTGCTGTAGCAGTAACACCTCCCACAGGTGGTTCAATAATAATTGTCGGAGCATTGGTATATCCTGTTCCACCATTTATAATATCAATTTTGTGTATACCACCGTTCACAATGCCAGCTGACGCTGTTGCTCTTGCACCTGCATCACCCAATATCATTGTGACATTGTAACCTTCATCATCAAAGTCATCATCTATAGCATCGACACCAGTATTGATAACCTCGTCGCTGTACTCGAATGGTTCACAAGTCAGTTCATATGTGTAGGTGTCTCTCAGCATGTAGAAATTTTCAATATCATTTACATACTTGATTTCAAATATAATATCTCTCAGTGGGAAATACATTAAATCTCCCTCAAACGGTCTTTTTTGATCTTGTGCTCTACCTGTAGGACCTACTGTAGCACTTGGAAACTTCCACAATAATGGGGAAATAGAGTTTTCATATCTATCTGATGATATGATAATCTTCATCTCTGCAGTAGATCTTACACCAAATTTTGTAAGTAAATTATATCCAGCATCAAATCCTTCATAAGAAGATATGTATCCTTCTATTGGAAATGATCTATCAAATTTAGAACTTGTGATCTCACGCATCACACTAGAATCTTTTACAAGAACACGAGGCATGTATATAAACTCAATACCATGCATTCTAATTTGCTCGTTAGATAATTCCTGTAAGAGAGTTTGCTCTCCCTTACTACCTTGTAAAAAGAACGGGTTTAGTGCCATTACCCAATAAAGTCTAGTGGTGGTAATTCAAACTCTGTTGACATCTTATCTTCTATCGCTTGCATCTCTGCTATACCATCATCATATATTGCTCGGCCATTCAATTCTATACCACCTGGTAATTTGACTCCCTGAAACTTAATAAGATTCTGACCCCATTGTTTCTTTAATTTTGCAGTAAAGTAATTCTTGACCCACCTATCATTATAAACTTTAGGATAATCATTAGGATTTAATACTCTATAACACTCTATAATAAGATAATCGTCTTCCTTCATACTACTATAATCAGAGTCAATGTATAATCTATTCTGTCTTCTATTAAATCTTATCTGTTTATCTGGATGTAATATAAAATCAATATCCTCAAGGTATCTTTTTGTCTGAGTGTAACTCAATAACTCCATAGAACTGAAATAGTATATCTCGTTCAAGAATATCTGATATGTCAAGTTGAACATATTAGATGCAATTGATCTGCTATCAACTTTGAATACTTTTTCAATACCAATCACAGCGTCTGGTATTTGAATGAAATTTTGTGTTTCTTCAAAACCAAAAGTGGTTGCTCCAATCCCTGTAATGTTCACACTTGAACTTGTCGTTGTGGTTATACCGAGTGAAGTTTCTGCTCCATCTTGTCCACTTGCTTGTACAGTATCTGTAAAATCTTTAGTTATTTTGTGTTTCAAATACATTTTCTCAACACCATCAAAGTGACGATCTTGATAGAAAGTTATAGTATCATCTAAATTGTCTTCAATTTGCTCTTCGGCTACATTGATCTCCAATACAGGAGCACCTAGTTGCCTCTTAGCGTAATCAATGAGATCTTGTCTGGAATTTATTGCCATGTTGTTATTTATCGAGTGATTACAATATCAAAGTTGTCACCTGCAGTCAGTCCTGTAGCAGGGTTGATGACTGTAACTGATGGATTACCTAAAGTATAGTCTGTACCAATCTCCATGAATATACCATTCAGATATACTTGTGTGTTAGTTGCAGTTGTGCTTGTATCAGTTGCGGTAAATTTTGTTTGTCCCTCGTTAGCGGTAAAAAATTCTTCAGCGTTAGCATTCATGATACAAACTTCATCACCAGCTTTGGCTGCTACTGCTAAAACAACTGGAGATCCAGCAGTGTAGTCAGTACCTCTTTTTAGAATAACACCATTGAGATAACAATGAAATTTATTTTGTGCTGCTTGTTCGCCTGAGATTGTGAATGTAGTGTCACCTTCTGATGCAGTAAATTGTCTTTCATCTATAGTGTGACCATAACCAACCTTGGTAACAACTCTAGTTCCTACATCAAGTCCATTGTTGAAAACAATCTGTTGAGTGCCAGATAGTTGATAATCGAATGATGCACCTGCACCAACTCTACCTCTTATACCATTGAAGAATACTTCAACAGGATATGTCTTAGTGCCATCATTAAATAAGTTAGGAAGGGTGAATGTAGTTTGCCCTGCTGTTGCTGTGTAAGCATTTTGAGATATTGTTGTTGCTGTACCACTACCACTCTCTGCAGTAACAAATGATAGGGTACCATTTCCGTCTGTGGCAAGTACCTGTCCATTATCCCCGTCATCTGTTGCTTGTACAGGGAATGTAAATCCAGAAACCGTGCTTACACCTGTAGCGTTCAGATTGTTTAGATTACTAACGTTCAGAGTGTTAGTTGATGGATTATAATTTATATCTGTATCTACTCTTATAAATCTATTACCACTTGTACCAGAAACAAAAGTAAGATATCGTAATGCATTTGTAGAGTCAGCAGAGACACCAACAGATGCAGCAGCACCAGCTGTGATGTCACCTACAGTTATCCACTTCGTGTCTGTGCCATCTGATGAAAAAATTTGTCCACTAGAACCAAATCCACCATCACCATCTTGTACCTGTGCACCAAATTTTACATTACCACTGAACGTGACAATACCTGAAACACTCGCATTGTCTAAGTTTGTATGACCGTCTACATCTATAGGACCATCAACATCTACTGATCTAGTCAGTATATTTTCTGTCGAAAGACCAACTTCTCGTACTGTTGTTCCAACTCCAACACCTGCCTGACCTGCTGCAATGAAGACTTTACCGTCTACAGTGTTGATTGCAAATTCCCCTAAATCAAGCGTGGAAGGGTAATGTGGAACTTTGCCAGCGACACTAGATCGCTTAATTTTAATCTTTGGATTTGCCATTCTGGTATCTACCTATAATGACTGTATATACAGTCCAGATTATTTATGATATAATTAGTGTGAAGGTACTGATTATGAAAAACAAAACACTTGTCGTGCTCACGGGACCGCAAGGTTCGGGTAACCACCTCTGGTCTAAAATTCTATCGCTACACCAAGATGTCTTTGGTTGGAAAACGCTTCTCAATAATTATTGGGAAGCACATCGTTTTTCAGAGCCCTTTGCTGAGTATTGGAAGGATCCTTCCACTCTGCATAAATTCGACTGGTCGCAAGGTCAATATTTTTTTACTTCTATTAGTATCCCACTTGGCATAAAATCACAAGGGACTAAATGGTGTCCAAACGTCGAGCAGTTTTGCTCAAATGCACAATCCTTGGGTGTAAACACCAAGGTAATAGTCATAGGTAGGGATCAAACAATCCTCAATAATCAACAAAACAGAATACGAGAAGAATCCACCACAAGACATTTTTTAGATCAATTACCAAAATTAAAAAATCCAACTTTCCTTAGTTACGAATTATTATATTTGTACAAATCAGAATATTTGAAGTCACTAGACATAGGTATACCAATTGCATGGTATGATGATAGAGTAAATGATATTTTAGAACAGGATGCGAATTCAAAGTATATCGGATATGTCAAAGAGTCTCCTCTTGATGATGGTAATAAGACTGGAGTTCCCTTTCCATGGAACCCGAATACACCATCTACGCCCATTCTAAAAGACACTGACCATGCCTATGATGAAGGTTCTAAACGATGCTGTTAGGGTTTGGAAGTATGCACTTGGATCGTTCTCAGATGAAAAAACCAAAGAAGTTGACAGTGTTGTTCTTTTGGTTCGATCTTTTATCTTTCTCACTTATCTTATCACTAATTGCTTTATTGTTAGTGGAGTAATCCGACACTGGAATGCCAA